CGTGTTGGCCGTAAAACCGGCATACAGGTTCAGCAGGTCGCTCTCGATCCGCTGGGCGATCGCCGCCACGGCCGGCTCCATATAGATCTTCAGAAGGTCCGGAACCGCCAGCACTTTCGTGACGTCCGGAATCTGGAATGTCGCCTCGGCGTGGGTGTTCAGCACAATCTGCGCGTTCCCCAGGTTCGGGTTCTGCGTCTGCACCGTACCGCCTTCGGCGATGTTGTTTGCCACCATGATCGGCGGTATCGGAACGTTTACCGTGTCGCCGGCATGTGCCAGGATCGGCTCATAATCGCGATTCACCAGGTTCCCCATGACGAGGTTCCCCACCAGCACCGGCAATGCATCCACCGCCACCAGTTTGACAATCGCGTTTGCCACGTTACTCGAAGTAATAGCTGCCATTCATTCTCCTTAGTAGGACAGGCCTCCTGGCCTGTCTGTGTTCTAACTCAGTTACCGGCGGCATAGACCGCCGGCGCTACCTACAGCCCCCGTAGGGTCTGCGACGCCACGCGCACGATTTCCTCTCGTACGCGCTGCATCTCTTCTTTGCTCATGCCCGGACGGATCTGTTCGATACTTACCGTCTCTCTGCTATCCATAGGGGCCTTGAAGGTGGCCGTCATCCCTGTTCCCCCCGCAATGCGCGCCGGCAGAAACTCCGGGTTCTCGCTGACGAACGCCGTCAGATACTCCTTCAACGGCACCTCGCCGTTATCTCCCCGGGCCACCAGGCGCCCGTCTTCCGTCCGCGAGATTCCATCCTTCACTACCTTGAACGCAAGATCGATTTTGGCTACGCCGAGCCGCTGCAATTCCGCTCTTACCGTCGAACCGCGGTCCGCTTCTTCCGCAATCTGGCGGCTGCGTTTGTTCTCTGTTACCACTTCGTTCAGCCGGCGCTCCAGTTGTTCCCTTCGCCTCCTCTCTTCCAGGAGCTCCGCTTTGTAAGCCGGCTCACTCTTGGTTTGTTCGTGGCTAACGAACTCCTTGACCGCCTCCCGCACGATTGCTTGAACATCAATGCCTTCCATAAGCCTCCATGTCCTTTCCCCTTTCTCGTCTCTGTTTGAACTAACCGCCGGCCGGTAGACCGTCGATCTCGTCGGCAACCTGGTTCTTGATTTCCTGCCTGACGTCGCACAGGTACTTGAACGCCAGTTTCTTGAAGACCTGCTTCTTGAGGGTTTCCGATACGATCCCCAAATCCAGGAGCTTCTTCGCGTCGTCCAACTCAACGCCCAAGTCTCCAATGTCGAATTCGTCCAATCCCGAGACCTCGATCGAAACACCGTCCTGCCGTGCCTCCGCAATCGCGCGCAGAACCTGCTTCATCGTGTCCTTAACCCGGTCGCCGTAGGCGCGCAGCACTTCCTGCGTCACGTTGAAGTCCCGCTGCATGCTGACAGCCGAGATCCGCCCTCCACCGCCCGTATCTTCAGCCTGGCTCATCAGATAACAGACGCGATAGATTTCGTCCTTTAACCGGACCAGGTTGTCCGCCGCTATCTGATAAACCTTGCCGTCCGGCTCCGTCCACCCGAACTTGTCTTGCGGCCCGAGTTGGATGTAGTAGGATTCGCCGACGATCTGGTTCCATTCCCGATCCGAATAAATCACCGGAGTGGCGAACAGCCCCATCGTCAAAGCCCACGAGAGCGCATTGGATTTGTTGAAGTGTTCCACTTGCACCAGGGCGGCTTTGTTCATCAGCCACAAGCCGTCGGAAACCTTCATTTCGAACACAGGTACACGCCGCAGCGGCGCAAAGCCGTGCTGCCCTTCATCGATCAGCTCGATCGGGTTCGCCTCGCCGGTTTTGCGGAAGATCCGGAAATTCTCGCGGTCGTAGTAGATCCACCGCGTCTCCTTCTCCCATTTCGCATCCGTAACCTTGGATTGCTGCAGGACCGACGTGCGTATCACTATCCAATCCAAGCCTCCTGTCTGGGTGTAACTCCAGTTGATGACCTCGTCCGCGCCGTAATCCACCAGGTAGGCGCGCGACCTCCCGGAAGCGTCCTCTTCCGCCCGGCTCATCACCGGCGCGCTCGATCGCGGAAAATCTACCACGATAAAGCTCTTACCGCACACCATCGTCTGAATGAACCGCTGCCGGAAGAACTCGGGGAGACTGGTCCTCTTTAAGTCACAATCGTCCGACAACAGGTTGTAGAAAGTCCTGGCCACCGTGTCGGTTCCGTTGAACAAGAGCATTGGTTCCCGCCGCATCAGCGTGGCCGCGTACCAATCGATAATCGAACCGATGTAGTTCTCGTAAAACACCCGGCTGAGCCGCTCCTGGTAGACCGCGCCCGGCTCCTTGTTGCGCCGCAACAGATACTCTGAAGCGTTCAGGCGCAGGCGTTCGCCTCCTTCGTAGAGGTCTTTGTACTGCTTCCACATCGCCTTGCGCGCGACGTACTCCGGATGTTCCCGGTTGATGTTCTGCATGGCTAAAATAGTCGCTCCACTCTTTCCCCGATGCCTGCGCTCGGTTTGCACTCCTGCCAGATCAGATACCCCAAAGCGTCCGATACGTGAGTTCGCTGCCGGTCCCGGCCCTTATCGATCTCATGAGAGTCGTCCTTGTAACATACTTGTTCGAAATCCTTGATCAGTTCCTTGCACTTGGGGTCTATAGTCAGATCTATCTTTCCCGATGCCGACCGCAGCATCCGGTTGACCAGATGCACCCGGTCGCTCACGCCCGGGTTGGCCTTCGGCACCCGATACTTCACGGGCGTCTTCGAGTGAACCACAAAGTACTCCCGAACCAATTGATAGTCTGTTAACCCTGTAGTCTGGTGATGGTACCCCGAAGAGTCCCCGTACACCACAATGCCGTTTTCATGATTCGGATACCGGCTCATGAACTCTTCGCAGGCCTGCTGCGTGGTACTGTGCCGGATGACAATCTCATCCAGCACCCAGACCTTGCCATTTTCAATTTGTGCGATAACCGAGCTCATCGGATCCACGTTAAAGTCCAGTGCCCAAAATAGCGGCAGCCTCAAGTTCACTTCAAGCTTCTCAATATGCACGTTCCGGTCGAACCCGCTGTACACCCGTCCGCCGTCCATGCTGAGGTACATCCCCAGCACTTCCTGTTCATAAAACTTAGGGTCGTAACTGTCTTTAAGCCGGTCATAAAAATCCGGTGTCTTTTCTAAAAGGTGCCGGTTCTCTTTTGGCGGTGCTATGACCGCCTTATACCCTGGCAACGGATCCGAAATGAACATCCGATAGACCCAGTCGTACCCCTTTGGGGTCCAGACCGCGAAACCGGTAAGGCAGGTGGCCTTTGGGTCCCGTAAACGCCCTTGCAGGCGCAGCCAGGATTCTTCCTGCGTGTAAGTCAGCTCATCCAGGCCGAACCATGCGAGGTTCGTGCCTCTTAGCCGCTCGAATTCATCCACGGGCCGGAACAGGATCCTCGACCCCGTGTCCCTCATCACCAGTGTGTTCTCGGCCTTGTTATGGTCATACTGAATTCCGCTGCCCTCCAGAATCTCCAAAAGCGCCGCCTGGGTCGCATCGCGTAACATGGGGTAAGTCGGCGCGCCCAGTAATCCCAATCTGCCAGGGTTGAGATAGGTAAGCCGGATGGCCTCCTGGCAGAGGGTGAAGCTCTTTCCGCATCCGATCGGCCCCGAGAATCCCTTAAATCTTTCTTCCAGGTCGTGAAACCGCTTCTGCGAAGGCAGCCGATCATACGGTATCTCTATGTCGAGGACTTGGCCGCTGGTTGGACCCATGTAACCCTGATCTCCTTCACGTCGTCCTGCGCCAGTTCCTTGCTGAGTTGCACTAACTTCAAGAACTCGGCAATTGTCGGCTTGAACTCCTTAGCCTGGATTCTTTCTTCAACTGACTGGATCGCTCTCTCCAAGGTTTCCGATACTCTTGCCCGTTCGCTGTCTTTGATACCCATGATTGCTCCTCAAATAAAAAACGGCTCCGCGATAATCCGCGGAGCCGCGTCAAATCGAAGCGGAGAGAAGCGGAGAGTATGTCAGTCTCTCCGTTGCTTAACTTCGCCGCGAAGCCTCGCAACCTTCTCTCTGCCTTGAGACTAGCATCCGCACTCTCGCACCCAGGCTAGCGGTGCCTGTTAAGTGATTGAGAAGAAAGGTTAAAAGATTT